CATGCCCACGATCACCACTTGGCCGACGTAGGTGGCTCACAAGCAGCAAGCCTATGTTTGTTTCTTCAACCAGACTGCGTAACTTAGTCATTAGAATATCAATTGACTTACGTTCATCACCATTATCTTCCTGACCTGATACTAAGATAGATAGGTGATCAAGTATGATCCACTTACATCCTAGTCCACTAGCCATGAACCTAACCCTTCCTAGTATCTCATCGTTGGAGATAGATCCGAAGTGATCGAAGGCAAAGAACCTACCCGTACCTATAGTAGCATCTTGCCATGTAGTAAGTTGTTCACGGGTAAACTTATCTCTAATTTCTTTGATGTATAATCTTTGGTTAGCTTCTACACTCATCAGGTTGAACGCAGTATTCTTAATGCTTTCTTCCATAGCTAAGACACCAATGTTATCCTTACTTGCCTTCATGATATGATGCATCAGTTCACGTATGATACTAGACTTACCCATGCCAGCACCACTAGTAAAGGTTACTAGCTCACCAGTACGCATACCATATGTCTTCTCATTAAGACCTTCCCAAGGATAAGGTACTGTCTCACAATCTTTCTCATCGTATAGAGTAGCACCTAAGTCTGCTAGGTTTACGATACCTGCTGGTGTAAACGTCCTAGCATCCCACCAGTCATCACTAAACTTCTTACGTTGATTAGTCTTAAGGTATTCATTAGCATCCTTAAGTTCTAAGTCTATAATCTTACACTTGTTAGGGTCAAATAAAGCAGCTACCTTAAGTGCCGCTTCCTTACCCGGCTTATCGTTATCAAAACATAAGACTACGTTCTCAAACTTATTGAGGTACTCGAATGACTTACGACAGTTCTCTAGTGCTGATGCCGCACCATTTTTAATAGATACAACAGGCCACTTGCTACCTAACATTTCGTAAGCAGACATAGCATCTATCTCACCCTCACATACTGTGATATATTTACCGGGCCTTGGAAAGATATTCTCCCCAAACAATCCTGCGTCAACAAGATTACCTTCAGACCAGAACTTCTTTCCTTGTACCTCACGTACTTTGTTAGCTATGTGGTTACCATCTCTATCAAAGTACTGGTAGATGTGATGGCTTGTTATATTATTAGACTGCATGATCTGAGTATTATATTTCTTTGCAGTATCCTTTAGTATCTTACGTTCAGGTATGTCTGCTACCTGTCCTACACTCTTAAGTGCAGATGTAGTAGGGTTGTTTATCTGTACTACTTTGGTCTGTTGCATAGATTTTTCTCCGCTTAAATAAGTTTGACAGCTATAACACCATGAGTGTCCATCATCAGGGTATGTAGCGTTAGCATCACTAGAGTTACAGGTTGGACAGTCCCCCATAACAGGTGTAACATTAGACATGGCTAAACCTTTCTTATAATATATCTTACATCAGGTGTATACCCCATTGCAATACATAATTTATTTCTATTGTCTCGTTCTTCTTCTGCTAACTCCTTAGTAGTAAATGTTTCAATGCCTATTGGACCAGAATCTTTGTTAAGGATTAGTTCCCACTTACTATTCTTCATAAGAGTTATCCCATATCTCAGATACAAAACTTTCCTTATCAATCATAGCTTCATCTGATTCTTTCTTAGCTAAAGCCTTAGCTTCCGATAGATTGTATCCTTCTTCTTGGTATTCTTTTATCAAAGAGTAGTACATAATCTTTCTTTCTTTCTCCCAAAAATTTTCATTCATTGTTATCCACCCACTTAGTTGTAGGAGGTCTACCTAAATCTGTTAGTAACCTACGATTCATTTCTTTCTCCTCTTTTAATTGTTGTTTCAATATTTCAATATGCTTATCACGAGGGTCTGTTTCTTTCTTGATCATAGCCTCAACTTCAAATGGATGTATCACTATAGTACTCCTTTTATTTTTCTTTGTCAACATAAAATATATGTGTGCCTACTACACCTAACTTCTTTAACCTACCAGTGATAGACCAGAGGGGACGTACATAATTAGTGTGGTAGTGTGTAGCACCTACAGTTTTCTCTAATTGTATCCCCTCTAAGACTAAACCTGTTACGTTAATAGCATTAAGTAAGGCACTGTAATCATTCATCTTTTCTGTTTTACCATCACAGTAGTAAGAGAACTGACATCGGTTCCTTACTATACGATTGTTCAGTAACCTTCCTTGATGCACGACACCGCATATAGTATTAGGATAGTTATCATTTCTTACTCTCTCTAGTATCACATTAGCTACAGCTACCTGACCTATAAAAGATTCTGATCGAGCCTCATAGTACACAGCCTCGACTAGACAATCAAAGTCATTAGCCTTTACTTGAGAAGTAAGCAGTAGTAAGAGAAGCACCATAGATATTCTCAATGTAACCTCACAATCTTTGCATCATACTCAAGTTCTTCGAGCATACCATGTCTATCTAAAAACTTAACAGCATCTTCTTGATTTTTAAATTGTTTAATCTTTAGATCATTCTCATCTGGTAGTACAGACATACTCTCTAAGTCCAGAGGATTTTCTATCTGAACTATTATGTATGTCATATAATAAATCCTAGTATTAATATTACTAACTCTAACATTATATTCCTCCTACATTTTCTCGTATGATATCATTATGACTTAGCTCTGTCCAGTATATTTCTAGAGCCTCAGTCTCTTGATGAGCCATGAACTGATGGTACTCACCTGCTGGTACGATAGATAGATCACCTGCATTTAACCATGTACTATCTATTAACTTATACTCCTTCCATCTCTTGATCTCTAACTCACCAGAGATTACATAGAATGCATTGAACTTAGATTGATGTGCATGTTTAGAGCAGTAACCACCTAGCTCTATGTTGATACGATGTATCTCTACACCAGTAGATTGTAACAAGGGTATAGTCTGACCCCATACTTTACCTTCTTTAATCATAGCTTATCTATCTCCTTTGATATTCTTTTTAAAGTTTTAATTAGTCCATTACATTTATCTTTGATGTAAGGATTGTTGTGTTCACGTATACCAATAGATTTAATTTCATTGGCAGTAAAGATACAGTCGGCTATCCTATTTTTAATAACAGGTATACGTCCTGTTACATAGTCAGACATCGTTATACTTCTTCTTGAGTAACTCAAGTGTGTTTGATATTCTCCAAAATGCTTGAGATAATTTTTGATAGTCAGACACATACATTTCTGTATCCATCTCCTGCATATTTCTAACAGGATCACAAACAAGTTTATCTAATTCTTTAAACAACTCAAGTATAGTAACATCTTCATGACCCCACTTAACTATTGTCTGTGGCATTTTAACTATCTTCATTTTCTTTATCCTTTATATAGTTGGTTTGAGTTTCTAAATCTTTCTGATAGAATTTATCAGGGCTGTCATGAAAGATGTCGTTGTTACACATGATACATGAGATGGGAGCTAACTCATCCCAATGTACACAGCCACAGTTAGAGCATGTCCAATTGTTTGCCATCATCTTCCTCCTTACTAAATGAAAAGACTATAGTCTGATCATCCCCATCAAAGTCAGGATCACAAATCACATAAGTTATACCAGTACCTTCGTACTGCTTTAGACTAAGTAGTAGTTCTTGCTTAGTCATGTGACCAAACTTAGCATAGTCAAACATCTTCTTTCTCCTTTGGTTTATATACATCTACTATACACTCACACTTAGGGCAACTCAAGTTAGTGACCATAGCATAGGCATCATCTTCATGCTCTATGTCATGGTCACCACCCCACACTAGCTCACTGTTACAATACCAACAGTTCATGTAACTAACAAGTCCTTCCATGTATCAGAGCCAAGCATCTTACGTACTCTATCTTCTCTCATTGGCCTAGCATTGTAAGCTCTTGATTGCTTACGGTTAGTACTATAACCTTCAACGTGAGTTGACCATGAGGTTGCAGCTTGATAGGCTGTCCACATAGTACCCTCAGTAAGACTACCATACTTTTCATAGTTACCCTTACCATGTAGGTGAC